GTGTTGGTGTTTGGGTTATGCTAGGTCTTGGTGTTGGCTCTACATTTAGTGGAACTGCTGGTGCTTGGGCTGGAAGTAACTTTATATCAGCCACAGGTGCAACATCCGTAGTAGGAACAAACGGAGCCACCTTCTACATTACTGGAGTCCAGTTCGAGGTTGGCACAACAGCCACTAACTTCGACTTCCGTTCTTATGGTACAGAATTAAACCTTTGCCAACGCTATTATCAAAAACTTACTTATGATGGTACTGGCGGTGAAGTTACTTATGGTGTTGGCGCACAACAAGGGACTACTTATGCGTATGTTTATACGCCATATTTACAAACAATGCGTTCAGAACCAACCGCAGCTATTTCTAATTTACAAGTAAGTAACTTTAGGTCTTATTCCACTGACTGTACATTGACATCAATACAAGCTGGGTATAGCTCTTGTTCAATCATTTATGGATTTGCTTCTTCTGGTTCTGCTGATGCACCAGTATATGTTCAAAACAAAAACAATGTGGCTGGTTTCTTATCTTTTTCTGCGGAGTTATAAATGTACAAATTATGTCCAAACTCATGGAATGGAAATCCTGCAAGGTCAGTTATACGATTAGAAGATGGTGCAGCAATTCCATTCGACCCTGACAACACAGACTACCAACAATACCTAGCATGGTTAGCCGAGGGTAATACCCCAGAACCCGCAGATGAAGGAGTTGCATAATGGCATTAACACAAGTACAAGGCGCAATGGTTGGACCTACAGGGTTTGCTAACCTAAGCGGTATTACATTCCCAGCAACACAAGTACCAAGCTCTGATGCAAATACATTGGATGACTATGAGGAAGGTACTTGGACACCAACCGCTTTTGGTTCAAGTACCACTGGTACAACTACGTATGCCGATAGAGCTGGTTTTTATACAAAAATTGGCAATCAAGTAACTGCAAGTTTTTATGTTGACTGGACTTCACTAACTGGAACAGGCGCTTTAAGATTTGGTGGCATTCCATTTACTGTAAAAAATGTATCAAACATAAATATTACGGGAACTTTAATGACGAATGGTCTTAATTGGACAGGTGGCACAAGCATAGTTTTGTACTGCAATCAGGCAAGCACTTATTTTATGATGTATGGCTCTTCAGATGATGCTGGATGGGCTGCTCAACAATGCGTTAATGAATCTGCGGCAGTTATTGGAACAATTACATATTTTACAGATTAATTAACCAACATGGACTTGTTGGTCGGACACTAAAGGATTAAAAATGGCATTAACAGAAAAAATTGAAATTGACCGAATTGAAATGCAAGGCGATTGGAACATTCAAGTTCGTCAATCTACTGTTATCGAAAAAGATGGAAAGCAGGTTTCCCGTACATTCCATCGCTGGGTATTAACTCCAGACGATGACATTAGCGGTCAAGAGCAAAAAGTTCAAAATATTTGCAATGCCGCATGGACACCAGAAGTTCGCCAAGCATACGAAACATTTAAGGCTGAACAAGCACAAAGAATGTTATGAGTGAAGATTTCTTAGACCCCTATAAATATGGGAAACTTGTAGCCCAAGTAGAAACCATGGAGAAGAAGATTGACATTATGGAAGCTGACATTAAGAAGCTTGTCATGATGGCTGAAAGATCTAAGGGTTCCTTGTGGGCGATCATGGGTGCTGCCTCAGTATTTGGTGGCTTTGTAGCATGGATGGCTGATTTAATATTTAGAAAGTAAGCCTATGTATGTCAGATCAATTCGGATTTATAGAAGGAGCAAAGTCTGTAACAAGTAGTATGGATGCCAGCCGACAGGCTAGTCATTCTATTACAAAGAGTATTACCGATGTACAGAAGGAAGCTGCATCAGCAGCCCAGCAGAAAGATCTAGAGCGTAAAAGACAGATAAGAGAAGCACAGGTCTTTAAAGAGCAATACTTTAAACGAGCAATGATGGAATGGCAACGACAAGAAACCATTCGTATTGAAGAAGCAAAAGTAAAAGCTGATTTCATTAGGAGGCATGGCAGTAAACGCTGGGGTGAAATCGAATCCATTAAACAAAAGATAGAGAAACAGGACAATGAACTTAGTCGAGAGTTTAAACAAGATTTGGAAAAGAGTCGTAGAGCAATGTTCGTGTGCTATGCAGTGGCTGCAATCATTGCTTGGTACCTTACTTGGGGTCATAAAGGGTAAATAATGTTCACACTAATATCAACTGCTTTGTCCTTCCTAATGGGTGGACTGCCTAAACTACTAGACTTCTTCCAAGACAAGTCTGATAAGTCACATGAACTAGAGCTTGCTCGTATGCAAACAGAACGAGAACTTCAGATGCTAGAGCGTGGCTATGCAGCACAAGCTAGGGTCGAGGAGATTCGTACAGATCAAGTGCAGATGCAAACGCAGGCACAAGAACGTACAGCTATGTACCAACATGACATTGAGATTGGTAAGGGTGCAAGCCAATGGATCATTAATCTACGGGCTTCTGTACGTCCTGTAGTTACTTACCTATTTGTATTATTACTTATCATTGTAGATATAGCATCTATTATGTGGGCATGGTCTAGCGGAGTAGCATTTGTAGAAGCTATCCCTATGGTATTTGATGCCGATGAGATGCAAATCCTTGCCTCGATTATTGCCTTCTGGTTTGGTACCCAAGCATTCGCTAAGAAATGATTGATAAAAAAGTCTTAGACATGATAATTCATCATGAAGGTTTTAAGACAAAACCATACCAATGCCCTGCACTTTTATGGACTGTCGGGGTAGGTCATGTAATAGATCCTAACCATGCTAGGGTACCATTGGCAGAAAGAAAAGCATTGCCAATCCCTGCAGGTTGGGATAGAATATTAAGTGGGGATGAGGTCAATGAAATTCTTGCTAAAGATTTGGAAAGATTTGAAAGTGGTGTACGAAGACTGTGTCCTACTGGTCTTAATACTGGTCGCTTTGGTGCACTTGTATCATTCGCCTTTAATGTTGGACTTGGTAATCTCCAAAATTCTACCCTTCGGATGAAGCATAACCGAGGTGAATACGAAGCAGCTGCCGATGAATTCTTAAAGTGGAATAAGGCAGGTGGTAAAGAATTAAAAGGTCTTACCACTAGACGAAAAGATGAAAGAGCGTTATACCTTTCATGATAATCAATTATAAGTAAGGGTTGCATAATATGGCAGATAAAACATTTACAGAAAAACAACGGGAAGTAATCGCTCGTAGGATGGGCTATGATGGTCCTATGCAAATGTTCGATGAGTATCTAAAGTCTAGTCCTAATGATGCTAGGAAGTTTGGTTTGATTACAGATAAGTTTATGGCTCGTGGTGGTATGGTTAAGATGGCTGAAGGGGGAACAATTGAGCCAGTTGCAGTTAATAAAATAACTGGAGAGCCAATTAATACAACTTCAGACAATCTTTTAGAGGCTTCTACCCAACAATTAGTATATGGTCCAGACGGCACAGTATATGGCAGCCCCCTAGCAGCACGAGAAGCGGGTGTAACTAACTATACGAATACACCGCCTCAAACCCCAGCAGGTACAACCACTACTAATGCTGTAACTAATATGCCAGTTCAACCCCAAGCTGCTCAAGTAGCACCTGCATTGCAGGCAGTTCAAGCTGGTCAGACACTTGCTACTGAGTTAGCCCCAACACAAGCAGCCCAAGCTACTGCTGCTGCACCTATTACTGCAGCCACTACAACTGCTCCCACTGTAACCCCTACAGCTACTATGGAGGCTGTACAAGCTGCACCTGCAGTACAACAAGCAACTGCTGCAGTTAAACCTGCACAGGGCACTGTATCACAGCAAGCCCAAGTACAAGCTGCACAGGCTACGCCTACTGAGACTGCTGTTGGTCAGTTAGATGCTGCTCAAGGTTTAACCAGACAAGTAACTGGTGCACCTGTACGTGGTGAACAAGTCGGTGAAATGGTCAGTGGTCCTGCTGTGGACATGGCTAAGGTAGAAGATACCCTAACTAAAGCAGAAGCTGCTCAAGGTGTAGTTACAGAAGATATGACAGTTCAAGGGCAGTTAGCTAAATTAACTGCTGGCTTTGAATCGGGTAATCCTCCATCATGGGCTGCTGCATCCTTACGTAATGCTACAGCACAGATGGCTGCTCGTGGTTTAGGTGCATCTAGCTTAGCAGGTCAAGCTATTATTCAAGCTACCCTAGAGGCTGCTGTGCCTATCGCTAGTGCTGATGCTCAAGTGTTCCAGCAGATGGGTATGCAGAACTTATCCAATCGTCAGCAGGTAGCTGTATTAACTGCACAGCAACGTGCCCAGTTCTTAGGTCAAGAGTTTGATCAAGGGTTCCAAACCCGTGTAGTTAATGCTGCTCGTGTAGCTGACATTGCTAACATGAACTTTACTGCACAGCAACAGGTAGCCTTAGAGAATGCACGTCTAGCACAGACAATGGACTTGGCTAATCTGAATAACAGACAAGCTCTTACCATGGCTGAAGCTGCTCAGATTGCTAACTTAGAGACAGCTAACTTAAATAACAGACAGCAAGCTGCCGTAGTGAATGCTCAGACATTCTTGCAGATGGATATGACTAACCTACAGAATGAGCAACAGACAGAGATGTTCAAGGCTCAATCTAATATACAGTCTATCCTAACAGATCAAGCTGCAGTTAATGCATCTAGACAGTTTAATGCTTCTAGTCAAAACCAAGCAGATCAATTCTTTTCTAATCTGACTGCACAGGTAAAGCAGTTTAATGTCCAGCAATCAAATGCTATGGCACAGTTTAATACCGATCAGGCTAACACTGTATCTAAGTTTAATACTGAAGTACAGAATCAGCGTGACCAGTTCAATGCCCAGAATCGTCTAGTCATTGACCAGTCTAATGCTCAGTGGCGTAGAGAGATTTCTACAGCTAACACAGCAGCTATCAATCGTGCCAATGAGTTCAATGCTACTAAGGCTATGGAAGTTACCATGGTTGAGTATAACAATATGTGGCAACAGTTTCGTGATGAGATTGAGTATTCATGGAAGTCTTCTGAGAATGCAGCTGATCGTGTTAATCAAGTTACCCGTCAAGAGATCTCCTCAAATGCTACAATATTAGCTGCAACCATGGCTAAGGATGCTGAGATTACTAAGACCATTGGTTCATCTGCAGCCA